AGCCTGAAGGCGCGCACCGAGGTGCTGTGGATCAGCCCCAAGGCGGCATCCATGTTGCCCCCACGCTCCCCGCTGCGCGAGGTTCGCTGCCCCCCGAGGGGGCGTTAGCCGACTTGGGGCGGCCCGGCGTCGGCTTTGTTGCCCCTGTAAGCGCGGCGCTTACAGGGCGCGCCGCTGGCGCTGGCGGCGCGCGCGCGTGAACATCGCAGGCATCGCATCCCAGGGGAGTTCCCATGTCTTTGGCAGGCTATCACCACGGCGTTCGCGTCACCGAGGTCAATACCGGCACCACCACGCTGCGGCTGGCGTCCACCGCCATCATCGGCATGATTGCCACCGGCCCGGAGGCCGACGATGATCTGTTCCCGCTCGACAAGCCGGCGCTGTTCACCAACATCAACAAGGCGCTGGACGCCGCCGGCGACAAGGGCACGCTGCCCGTGGCCCTGCGCGCCATTGCCGACCAGGCGCGCCCGGCCATCGTGATCGTTCGGGTGAACGAGGTTGATGACGAGGCGGAGCAGGCCAGCGCGGTCATTGGCGACAACACGGGCGGCCAGCGCACCGGCATTCAGGCGTTGCTGACGGCGCAGCAGCAGCTCGGCGTCAAGCCCCGCATCCTGGGCGCGCCGGGGCTGGACAGCAAGCCGGTGGCCGACGCGCTGACCGCCGCCGCAGAGAAACTGCGCGCCATGGCCTACGTGAGCGCCTGGCAGACCGAGGATGTTTCGGCGGCGCTGGACTACGCCAGCGAGTTCGGCAAGCGCGAAACCATGGTGATCTGGCCGAACTTCAAAGCCTGGGATACCAGCGCCAACGCCGCGGTTGAAATTCCCGCCGTGGCCTACGCGCTGGGCCTGCGCGCGGCCATAGACCAGCAGCAGGGCTGGCACAAGAGCCTGTCGAACGTGCCGCTCAACGGGCCGAGCGGCATCAGCAAGGATGTGTTCTGGGACTTGCAGAACGAAAACACCGACGCCGATCTGCTCAACGAGGGCAATGTCACCACGCTGATCAACTACAACGGCTACCGCTTCTGGGGCGACCGCACGTGCAGCACGGATGAGCTGTTCCGCTTCGAGACGGCCACGCGCACCGCGCAGGTGCTGGCCGACACGGTGGCCGAGGGGCATTTCGAGTTCATCGACAAGCCCCTCTCGCCCGGCCTGGTGCGCGACATCGTGGAAGGCATCAACGCGCGCTTTCGCTCGCTCAAGGCCGGCGGCTACATCCTGGACGGAAAGGCGTGGTTCGACGCCCAGATCAACACCACGGAAACGCTGAAGGCCGGCAAGCTGATCATCGACTACGACTACACCCCGGTGCCGCCGCTGGAAGACCTGGGGTTCCAGCAGCGGATCACGGATCGCTACTACGCCGACTTCGCGCTGCGAATGACCACGGGATCGTAAGAGGGAAACATCATGGGACTGCCCCGCAAACTGAAGAACTTCGCCACCTTCGTCGATGGCGTGAACTACATGGGCGAAACGCCCGAAGTCACGCTGCCGACCTTGAGCCGCAAGCTGGAGGAATACCGCTCCGGCGGGATGAACGGGCCGGTCGGACTCGATCTCGGCCAGGAAAAGATGGAGGCCGAGATCAAGGCCGCAGGCTGGCAGACCGACCTGCTGGCGCGCTTTGGCGCGCCCACGCACGACGCCGTGATGCTGCGCTTTGCCGGGGCCATTCAGGCCGACGACGACGCGGCCGTGCAGGCCGTGGAGGTTGTCATGCGCGGGCGCATTCAGGAAGCCAAGCCGGACAACGCGAAGGCCGGCGACATGACGAACATGACCTACAAATACGCGCTCAGTTATTACAAGCTGACGGAGAACGGCGAGGTGCGCGTCGAGATCGACCTGGTGAACCTGGTTGAGGTCGTGGATGGAGAGGACAACCTGGCGGCCGTGCGCACCGCGCTGGGGGTGTGAACACTCAAGTGCCAAAGAGTGTCTACTGCTGCACCGCAGCTTGCCGCCCGCGCCGAGTGGTTGCCTCCGTTACACGCGCCGGGCGGCTTCTTTTTTTAGGAACTTGAAACTGAAATGAGCAGCAAACAGGAATCCGACGCCGCCAATGAAGCGGCCATTCAAAACGCCGCCGGCGCCAGCGCCAGCGTGACGCTGGAAACGCCGATCCAGCGCGGCCAGAGCACCATCACGGCGGTGCAGTTGCGCCAGCCCAGGGTTGGAGAGCTGCGCGGCCTGTTGCTGGCCGACCTGCTGCAGATGAAGGTGGACGCGCTGGCGGCCCTGCTGCCGCGCATCAGCACGCCCACGCTCACCCGGCCGGAAATTGACGCCCTCAGCCCCGCCGACCTGATCGCGCTGGGCAGCGAGGCCATCAGTTTTTTTCTCAGCCGCGAGCAGCGGAAACAGGCATCCCTGTCCGCGTAGAGGCGGCCATGGCGGATCTGGCCATCGCGTTCCGCTGGCGGCCGGCCGACATGGACGGCATGAGCCTGGCCGAGCTGATGGACTGGCGCGAGCTGGCGCGCGAGCGCGTGGAGGCCGGGCGTGGATAACTGGCGCTTGCGCGGCTTTTGGATGGGTGCTACAGTGAACCGTCATGGAGTTGCTCGTCACTATTTTTGCCTGCGCGTTGCTGGCCCTGCTGGTTTTCTGGGGGCTGTGCGTGGTGGGCATGTTCGTGCTGCCGCCGATCAGCTGGTGGCTGGATGCGCGCGCCGAAAAAGCCGCCGCCGCCGCCGAAGCCGCGTTTGCCAGCAAACACCCCAATGTGCGCTTGAACTGAGCCGCCGCCGGGCCGCCCCAAGGCGGCGAACGCCCCCTCGGGGGGCAGCGAACCTCGCGCAGCGGGGAGCGTGGGGGCAATTAAGCCGCGCCGCGGCGCGCACGCCGGAGGCGCGCCGTGGCCATTGACCGCCTGCAACTCCAGGTCATTCTTGACATGGCCGACAAGGCGTCGGGGCCGCTCAAGAAGATTGGCGGCACCTCCGGCGAGCTGGCGCGCAAGCTGTCCGAGGCCGAGGGGGCGCTGAAAAAGCTGCAAAACCAGCAGCGATCCTTTGCCCGCGTGCGCGAACTGCAACAGCAGTTCTCGGAAAACAGCAAGGCCCTGGACAAGGCCAAGGCGGATTACGAAATCTACCTGGGCGTGGTCAAGCAGGGCGGCGTTGCCGCCAAGGGCGTGGGCAAGCAATACCGCGAGGCGCAGGAGCGGGTCACCGCGCTTTCGGCGGAACACAAGAAGCTGACAGAGAACCTGCTGAAGATGCGCCAGGCGCTGACCCAGGCGGGCGTGAAGAACCTGTCCGCCGACGAAGCGAGGCTGGCCGAAAAAATCAAGCAGGTCAACGGGCAACTTGAGCGGCAGAAGCCCAGGCTGGAAGCGATTGCGCGGCTGAACGAAAAACACAACCGGCAGATGATGCGCGTGGGCATGATTGCCGGCGTGGGGTACGCCGCGCTCAATGCCGGGCGCAGGGCGGCGCGCGCTGGCGGCTCGGTGGTTGATGCCTGGAGCGCGGAAGAAGACGCGCGCGGCAATCTCAAGACGGGCCTGATGCGCGCCGATGGCAGCGTCGATCCGGCCTATGAGCAGCTTTTGGGGCTGGCCAAATCCCTCGGCGGCGAGCTGTCTGGCAGCACGGCGGAATTCACCGACATGCTGACCGCCCTGAGTCGCCAGGGCATGAGCACCCAGACGATCCTGGGCGGCGCGGGCAAGGCGGCGGCCTATCTGGCCGAGCGCTTGCAGATGCCCGCCGCCGAGGCCGCCGAATTTGCCGCCAAGCTGCAAAAGGCCACGGGCGCCAAGGGCGCGGACGCCATGACGATGGCCGACCTGATTCAGCGCGCCGCCGGCATGGGCGTGGCGCCGCAGAGCCTGCAAGGGGCCATGACAAACGCCGCGCCGGCGCGGCGCAGCCTGGGCCTGAAGGGCGCGGATGCCATGCGGGCCATGATGCCGATCCTGGTGCAGATGGAGCAGGCCGGGATGGGCGGCGAGGCCGCGGGCAAGAGCCTGCGCAAGGCGATTGCCGCCTCGCTCAACCGGGACAACGTGGCCAAGGCCAGCCAACTGGCCGGCATGCGGCTGGATTTCACGGACGGCAAGGGGAAATTCGGCGGCATCGAGCAGATGTACGCGCAGCTTGCGAAGATCAGGCACCTGTCGGACGCCCGCCGGGCGCAAGTGCTGCGCCTGCTGTATGGCGACAACCCGGTGATCGCCGCCATGATGACCAAGGGCGTGACGGCCTACCGGCAGGTGGCTGACAAGCTGGCCCGGCAGGCCAGCCTGGAGCAGCGCGTGCAGGCGCAGCAGCAAAATTTCAGCCGCCTGTGGAAATCGGTGAAGGAAACCTTCGCCGACGTGCTGACCGCCCTGGGCGAGACCGTGGGCGACGACCTGAAGAAATTTGCCCAGTGGCTGCGCGAGGCGGGCGCGTGGCTGGTGAAATTCATCCAGAACAATCGCGGCCTGGTCAGGGTGCTGACGCTGTCGGCCATGGTGGTCATTGGCCTGGTCACGGCCTTTGGCGCGCTGGCGGTGGCCTACGCCAGCGTGGCGGCGCCCATGATGATTGCCCGCTTCTTCATGGCGCGCTTTGCCGTTTCCATGGTCGGCGCGCAAGCGGCATCCTGGGGCCTGCTGCCGGCCCTGAAGGGTCTGGCCAGCGGCATTTTCGGCATTGCGCGCGCCGGGCTGGCGTTTCTGGCCACGCCGCTGGGCCTGGCTCTGGGGCTGCTGGCGCTGGCGGCTTACCTGGTGTGGCGCAACTGGGACGGCATCAAGGGCGGGCTGAAGGCGATCTGGGACAACCTGACGGAGTGTGTGCAGGAGTTCCTGGACAGCCCGGTCAAGGGGCTGGCCCGGCTGGCGATGCTTCCGGTTACGGTGCTGGAATACCTGGCGGGCATGACATCGATCCTTTTCGAGAACATCGCGGATATGAAAATCCCGTTCATCAGCGCCGGGGCCGAATTCATCGCCGGGATATTGGCTGGATTTGCTTCCAAAGCCAAGGCGCTGAAAGACGGGGTGATCAACCTGGCATCGAACACCGCAAATTGGTTCAAGGAAAAACTCGGCATCAGCAGCCCGAGCAAGGTGTTCATGGAGTTCGGCGGCTTTATTGGCCGGGGCGCGGCGCTGGGCATCGAGCGGAGCGCGCAATTTGCCAGGCGCGCGGCGCTGGCGCTGGCGGCGGCCACGATGGCGCCCGTGGGCATGGCCGCCACCGGCATGCCTGCCCTGCAAAGCCCGGCGGCGGCGGCCGGCGCCCAGGCGGGCGCTGGCGGCGCGGCGAGCGTGGCGGGCAGCAGCTACAGCATCACGATCAACGCCCAGCCCGGCATGGACCCGCAGGCCATTGCCCGCGCGGTGCGCGCCGAGCTGGACCGGCGCGAGCGCGAGCAGCGCAGCCGCGTGCTGGGATCGCTCAGCGACGTGGAGTAAATCATGCCGATGATGGCCCTGGGTCAATTCCTGTTCAGCCTGGACACGCTTTCCTACGAGCAGATGCAGCGCAGCACGGAATACAGGCACCCGGCAAACAGCCGCGTGGGGGCCATGCCGGCGCGCCAGTACATCGGGCAGGGCGAGGACAGGATTACCCTGTCGGGCTGCCAGGTGCCGGAGTTCAAGGGCGACCGCAAGAGCCTGGAACAGTTGCGCGGCATGGCCGCCGCCGGCAGCGCCTACGCCCTGGTGCGCGGCAACGGCGGCGCGGACAACGTGCTGGGCGCCTGGGTGATTGAAAACGTGCAGGAAACCGGCAATATCTTCATTGCCGAGGGAGTGCCGCGCAAGGTGGAGTTCAGCTTGTCATTGGCGCGCGTGGATGATTCCCGCGCCGAACCGGACGGCGGCGCTTCGGCCGGCGACGACGCTGGCCTGACCGGCCTGGCTGGAGACTGGGAGGATTGGCAGTGGTGGATGCAGTGACCGGGTATAACCAGCCAGACTACCGGCTGAACGTAAACGGGCTGGACATCACGCCCAAGGTGGGGCCGCGCTTGATCGAGCTGCGCCTGCGCGAGGACAGGGGCGAGAAGGCCGACCAGCTGGACCTGACGCTGGATGATGCCGATGGGCGCATGGCGCTGCCGCCCACGGGCCGGGTGATTACGCTGCAACTGGGCTGGGCGGGCGGCCTGATGGTGGACAAGGGCAGCTACATCATTGACGAGGTGGAGCACGGCGGCGCGCCCGACCGGCTGCAAATTCGCGCCCGCAGCGCCAACATGGGCCGCGGCCTGCGCCTGCGCGACAGCCAGAGCTGGCACGAGAGCACGCTGGGCGCGATTGTGGGCGAGGTGGCCTCGCGCAACGGCCTGCCGGCGCACATAGACCCGCAACTGGCGGCCCGCGTCGTGGCGCACGCCGACCAGACCGATGAGAGCGACCTGAACTTTTTGACCCGCCTGGCGGGGCAAAACGACGCGGTGTGCACCGTGAAAGGCGGCGCGCTGGTGTTTTTGCGCACTGGCGGCAGCACGAACGCCGCCGGCAAGCAGCTGGGCACGGTGCACATCGTGCGGCGGCTGGGCGACCAGCACCGCTACCATGCGGCAGAGCGCACCAGCTACAAGGGCGTGCGCGCCAACTGGTACAACCCGCGCAGCGCCCGGCGGGAAAGCGTGGTGGCCGGCGGCGGCGACGAGGGCGACGACGACAGCGACAGCGACGTGAAAGAGCTGAAGGACGTGTACGCCAGCGAAGACGACGCCGCGCGCGCGGCCTCCAGCGAGATGCAGCGCATAGACCGCGGCCAGGCCACCTTCAGCCTGACGCTGGCTCTTGGCCAGCCGGCGCTGATGCCGCAAAGCCCGGTGAGCGTGAGCGGCTTCAAAAAGGAAATCGACGGCACGGCCTGGCTGGTCAAGAGCGTGGAGCACAGCCTGGACGAGCGCGGCTTTACCACCGGCGTGGAGATGGAGCTGCCGGGTAGCGGCGCGTTTTCAGCGCAGGCGGAGCTGGGCGACGATGAGGGCGATGAGGGGGATGAGGGGGATGAGGATTGAGCCGCGCGCTGGCGCTTCAATCTTCTGGCGCGGGCGCGGCCAGCGCGAGGAACGTGTCCTCATCAATGACGCTCACGCCAAGAGACTGGGCCGTGGCGGTTTTGCTTGGACCGGCGTTTGGTCCGGTCACCAGATAGTCCAGCGTACTGCCCACGTGGGTTCGCACGTCAAAGCCGGCAGCCTCGGCAATTTCTTCCAGCTTCTGCTTGCGCCTGGTTTGGAAGCCGGTGAACAGCACCGCCGTTTGCCACTGGCGCGGCGCGCGCTGTTCGGGCGCTGGCGCGGCGTTGGCGATTGG